CTAAGTGTTCGGCAACATCCGCAAAGCTCTGATTCGCGGCGTGAATGCTAGGTAGCCCTTCGCTGTGAACTGGTAGCAGTCTGTTGCAAGGCGCACTAGCCACTGTTCAGCAACGGCGTATGCAAGCCAGCCACGTTCGACTTCATAAGTGTCCAAGCACAACTCGGGCTTGATCTGGACATACCTGTTGGAGATTCCTGCCTCAAATTGGTCAGCCAGCGGAAGCAGCAGTGCGTCAACGACTTCGTTCTCGCTCATGTGCAAAGCTCCTTTCTTTTTGGTTGGTTGATTTTGAAATACAGGGGTGAGACAGCAGCAACGATGCGGCGAGTTTATCACAACCCGTTGGACAGCCGCTATCTCAGCTTCATCATCGGCGAAATTCTCGCCGCCAGTTTCGCAACGTCGTAGGTGCGGTGGTCTTTCGTCACGCCGATGTGCGCCAGTTTTGCGGCGACGGCTTCGCCCACACTCTCACCGCTCATCGGATGCGGGAGCGTCGTGATCTGCGGGTGAGCCTCGAACTCTGCTTGAGCACCCTCGTGGACGAACTGCACCTTGACAAGCACGCTGCCATCAGGGAGGTCGATGTAGTGGGCGGCTGCGATGCGCCGCTTGGCGAATGATGTGAAAGCATCTTTAGGAACGATGTAGTACATGCGGTCTCCTTAATTGATCGCGAACCCGGCAGGCAGGCCCGGAATCGTGAAGCCGCCCACGATGCCGCCACCGGAACCAGATGCCGTCGTAGCAGCCGTGAAGCCCGTCGCGCCTGCGCTCAGCGGGTAGTTCGTCTGCTCGTATTGAGCGAGAGCCACGGCGCTTGGCGGGTTGATCCACGCGATTGCCGGGCTGCCGATAGCGGCTCCGATTGCGTATCCCGTGTTGAGCGTGTAGCCGCCCGTGTAAGTTCCCGTGTTCGACCCCACCGAGTCGGCGGCTGTCGTGCCGCTCGCCTCGTTGAGCTTCCAGTAATACAGCGGCGAGTCGCCCTCGACGACCGTCGCGTAAGCGGTCGGTCCTGATTCCAACATCGTCGAGTAGTGGTTGCTGACCTGCGTTTGCGAGAGCGCCGTACTGTAATACGCGACGTGCGCCATGATGGCGTTGGAGAAAGTGTCGCTGCTCCCATAGCCGCGTCCGATTCGCATGTAGCCGCTCGCCGCCGTGCAGGCGTTGTACGAGGCGTGGTACTGCACGCCGTCAACGTACATGTTCCCGATGACGCCAGTGGCGTTCCACGAGAACACCACGTGGTGCCAAACGTTGATAGAAGAAGCGGGAATGCTTGTCGTGCTGTAGCCCGTCAAGCAGCTTCCCGTCCATCCCGTGAATCCGTATTCCGAGTAGTAATCCCACACCGTCGGGCCGTACGTCGAACTGGTCGTTCCGGTTTTGTTCGCGTTCAACTGCATCATGGCTGCGGTGGAAGTCTCGGTGTATACCCAGCATTCGAGCGAGAAGCTGTGCGTCGAGCCGTAGGCGATGTCCGTGGTCGTCGTGACTTCCCCGGTGCTGCCATTGAGCAGGACGCCGTTCAGGGTTTGTAGGCTCGCCACGTCCGCCGCGTTGATGAACTGCAATGCCGAGGCGGTCGTGTTCCAGAACGGAAAGAAAGCGTAGCTCGTGTTTGCAGCAAGCCCCGTGATCGTCTGCGACCCGGTGCCGACGCTGATTGATGTCCCGTTAACGAGACTGATCGTCTGCCCTGTCCAGCTTATCGTGATGCTGCTCGACGTGGACGAGTAGCTGAACGGGTTGCAGACGATGGGGCTGATGCTCCCTGTCGGCGGGATGCTGGAGAGCGACTGCGACCCGATGATCGTCCAATAGCTGGGCGACGTGTCCGGCTCCTCGTTCGTGTTCGCCGCGATGCACGAGTAGATGTTGCCGCCGTACACGACTTGGTTGCTGATGACGTATGCCGTGGAACTCGACCACGCGCCGAGCAGGATCGCCGCCGTGCCGATGAGCGTCCAGTAGCTCGATGTGGTGCTCGGGGTTTGTCCCGTTCCCGCGCTGATGCAAATCCACGTGCTGCCGTTGTAGCTGACTTCGTTGCCGACTTGGTACGCGGTGCCGGAGTTGTACGCGCCGAGGAACTGGTAGCTGGTTCCGATCTGCTGCCACCAAGACGACATGGACGGGATGTTGTTCGTGTTCGCCGTCGTGCAGATGTAATAGTTCCCGTCATAGGTGACTTGGTTTCCGACCGCATACGCCGTGCCGCTATTCCACGCGCCCGTGAAGACGCTGTTGCTCGGCGACGAGATGAGCGCCCAGTAGGTCGAGTTCGGCGGCTCCTCGTCGGTGTTCGCGAGGACGCACTGGTAGATGTAGCCGCTCACGTCCACGATATTTCCCTCGACGTATGGGAAGCTGCTCGACCACGCGCCCTCGTAGATCGCCGTGTTGTACTGCGGCGCGAGGATTCCCGTGGAGGCGTCGATGCTGCCGGGGTTCTCGCCGGGGATCGTGAATGTGATCGCCTCGATGCTGTCCAAGCCCAGCGGAGAATATCCGAATACGTTGGCCGCTTGGAACTTGAAGTAGAGAGTCTTCCCGCGCCACGTCGGCGGATAGGTGTAGTAGAAGATGCTGGAGTCCAAGAGCAGGAACAGGCTGCCCTCGGCGTGCGACGATTGCGTCGTGCCGTACTGTCCGCGACGGATGTACGTGCCCATCGTTACCTGTTGTTGGTTGGTGTAAGTCAGCGCGGAGTAGGAAATCAGTTCGCCGTCCACGAAGCACAGCGACGCGTCGTTGTCGGCGTTTGATGTGGTCGCGGCAACCATGGTTCCGCAGTTCGTCGCCAAGTCCACGACGAGGCTGTCGGTCGTGTCGGGATCGGACACAGGCGATGTCACGTGGAACGCGGACGCGAGCGTGCCGAGCTTCGCCGGGAACTTAATGGTGCCGACTGGTATGTAGTCCGTGCCGTCCTCCGACACGAAGACGTTCGTGCTCCCGTAGTTCGTGGACGTGCCCATCGCGCCGATGCCGATGGTGTCTCCCGTCACGTTTCCCTGCGCGAGAGCGAAGAGCGTCGGGCACTCGAACATCACGACCTCGGGGTTGCCGGGGTTGGCGAATGCGTTGGTGATCGGCGAACTGACGTTCAATTGTTTGTTGTAGATTGTCGGCTGATGGCTGCCGAAGATGTAGTCCTCGCAGGTTACCTTCAACCCTTGCGCGGGATCGTTCTCGATCTTTGTGATTCTCATCGGACGGTTCACGCATCCGAGGTTGATGTTGTTCGCGCCGTTCGCCCACAGGGACGACGTGGTGATGGTCACGATGTCCATGGGTTCGAGATGCGACCACGTGAAGTCGAGACCGAACTCCGCCGTGACGCGCTCGTAGCCGTTGTGCTTGATGCGCATGTTCCCGGCGAACGTCGCCGCCTGCGGAGTGTGGACGAAGCTGCAATCCTGCGGGTCTTCGCGTCGCTCGATCCCCCAAGCGTTTATCAGCCCTTGGTCGGACTCCTGAATGGTCTCGGTCGAGTACTGGTTTAGGCGGCTGTCGAAATTTATCTGCGTGACGTTCCAAGCATCCGCCGCAGAAGTGCGCCCGAACTTCACGGGGTCTTTTCCCTTGACGGGCTTGAAGCACGTGTCGTCCAAAGCGGCTGCGTACACGCTCGGAGCAGTCCACGTGTAACCGTTCGAGTTGGCTGATGTGTCTCCGTAAGGAACCAGTTTCAGCAATCCTTCCGAGACGTAGGTGGCGCACATTCCCGCTTCGAGCCACTTGCCGCAGATGCTCGCGGCGGTATCCTGCCCGTCGATGACCGGGCTGATGAAAAAGTTTTGCGCCGCGAACCAGTTGAAGGCTGTTGCCCCGACCGCGTTCTGTCCCGGCACGGACGACGGGCCTCCCCATGTTCCGTCCGTCCCGTTGTCTATCGCGGCCGTGGGAAACGGAACGGCTCCCACGCCCAGCCCTGCTTGCGTGTCGGTCAGAACGCGCCCGATACAGATCACGGGGTTGCAGTCTTGGATTCCGCCGCCCATAGCGTCGGAGGTGATGATCTCGAAGCGGTTCTGCTGGACTTCGTTCGAGTAGCCCAAATCCATCGGCTGATACAAGACGCCGAAAATTCCGCTGTAGCTCCACGCCGCGTCGGGATAGGAATCCGTGAGGTAGGAGAATGGCGACTGCCCGATGGCTCCGGTGTTGTTTGTGTAGTTGAGCGACGTAGGCTCGCCGGGGGCGACGGCGTTCGGTTCGTACTCACTCCATGTCATCGTGACAAGTGAGTTCGTGTCGCCCGAATAAAACTTGTACACCATCGGGTTCGTGCCCGTGGTCGAGTAGGTTCCCGACGCGCTTGGAGTCCCGATGACCTTCGTGAACGCGGTGCCCTCGTTGTCTCCGCTCGCCCACACGACGCCCTCGTCGGCGGAGACATACGCACCGCTGCCTTCGTCTCCGACGCTTACCGTGTACGGCGAGCCGGGAATAACAACGCGCTGCTGCTGGTTGACGGTCTGCACGCTGTAGCTGTAGCTGACCTGCACCGTGACGCCGTTGTTGAGGCTGCTGAATGTGTACTGCCCGGTCTCAGGGTTGACGGAATACTGCCCCGCGCCCGGCGAGGACGCCACCTGCTGGAAAATCGCGTTCGTGATCTGGTCGATGACCGTTGCATAAGGAGCGCCGAGGTCGTCGTAGGATTCGCTGACGCTGACTGCCGTGCTGACGCCGAGGTCGTTGTAGAAGTAGTCCGCGTTCTCCACGGTGTACGTGTAGGGTGATCCGATGGTGTAGGACTCCGCCGCCTTGGGCGATCCGAGCCAAGACTGTCCCGTCCACACATCGCCGATGCCGAGGACAGTTCCGCCGAGGCAGAGAGCCGCCTCAACGTCGGCGGCGTAGATATACTGACCGCCTTTGCCGCCACCCTTGCCGCCTTTGCTCGGAGCTTTCTTCGACGTGAACCCATCGACCCATAGGATTTGCGATTGCACCTGAGCGGTGCCCATCACCCAGATATAGGGCTTCCCATACGCGCTGTCGTTGACCCGCGCGTTGAAATAACGTTCCGGTGCTGGCTCCGATCCGAAAATTCCCACTTACTTTTTCTCCCCGCAGAACTCGTCCTTCAACGTCAGGAAAACCCTCTCGTACTTTCCGAACTCCCAATTTTTTCCGTGACCTGCGTGAACGCCGTCGCGCTCCAGCGCGTGGACGATGTGCTCCGGCCACTTCACGATGATTGCCGCGTGGCTGTATCCGCGCCCGATCTTGTAGACCACGATGTCTCCGGGCTGGACTTCACTCTCTGGAATTTCCCTCGCGAACCTGCGGATCGTGTTGATGTACCTGTCGTCGCGCTTGTGCATCGCGACGTTCATCTGGTAGTTCCGTGGAACGGCGGTGTCGGCCGCTATGAATCCCGCATCGCGGTACACCCCGAACAAAAGCATGGCGCAGTCGCAGCCCACGTTCTTGATCGCCGTGTTGCCGCGATAGGGCGTGTCCTTGCACCAGTCCGCAGCCTCGGCGACGATCTTCTTCCGCTGTTCGGGTGTGAGTCCCATAGTTTCCTTTTACAGAGCCGTGAGCGGCTGAGGCACGCTCGGCGCTCCGCTGAAATGCACGAGGTTGTTGACTGCATCGCCGTTCGCTTTGATCTGCGCCCCGCACATCGAGGACGACTTGTCGCAGCCCTTGATGACAGAAAAAGTGTCGGTGTCCGTGATCGGGACGAGCCACGGAATCGTCATTTGCAAGTTGCCGCTCGAATCGTGGAGCTTCACCGTCTGCTTCAATCCTTGGTTTCCGCCGCTCGTGCAGGTGACAACCCCTTGCGAAAAGTATCCTGCTGCCTGCGTGAACGCCGTCTGCGGCGTCAGCGTGGTCGTCGTGCTGCTGTTCGCCGCCGTGAACGTCACCGTGAAGTCGCTCGCCGATAGCGTGCAGTTGGAGTCGCAGAACGACCACTGGCAGCCTGCTTGCACGATCCGAGCGGGGATTTTCTGGTCGCACAGGTACAGGAAATCCTGCACCTCGAAGACGACGTGGTTGCGGTCAATCTCCTTGTTGGAGTCGATGAAGCCGTTGGAGAACTGCGTCTCTATCCCCGCGCTCGTGTCGCCGTAGGTGTTGAAGTAGGCGGTATAGACGGCGACCTGCGCCCTGTCGAACATCCCGTTGAAAGCGCCGCCGAGCATCCCGAGAGCCAAGCCGGGAAACGCCGTGAGAGGATCGCTGATCTCGCATGTCAGTTCCATCGAGTTGCTCTTCAGGTCGAAGCCCGCTTCGGATGTGATGACTCCACGCTTCCACCTTCCGTACTTCGTGGCGTAGAAAGTGGTCGTGCTTCCCGTCCAACCGGGCGTTCCCGACTCGGGGCTTGCTACATATTCCGTGAGCGTGATGTCCCCCCAACCGCTCGTGGTGTAGAACGCCTGCCCGTTCCGCAGGTTGGTTACGGCGAACAGGTCGGCGACTTGGCAGTTCTTGTTCGCCAGCTTGAAGTCGATCAGCGATTGCGGCATCAGGCGCTTCATCTTAGATAAACTCCGAGCCGAATTTGATCGAGTCACACGTCCACACGGGCACGCCGTTCTGCGAGCCGATCATCGACAATCCCTCGAAGCTGTCAGCCCCGAAGCGGCAGAGGAAATAGAAGTTTCCGCTCCACGTCAGCGTCGCGCCCTCGGGCGGGCCTCCGGCCGGGGAGCCGTAGGCGAAAGTCACGACGCCGTTCGAGATCGTATAGTCGCCGCTGCTGAGCAGATCGCCGTTGACGTAGATATTCGGCGATCCGTTCAAATTCTGAATAACGTCCCACGACAGGCCGCCGAGCGTGCGCACAAGCTGGAACTGCGTGCTTGTACCGTTGACCGTGGTGGTCATGTAGTTCGCCGACGTGGATACGGCGTCCAGCATCCCGCTCACGGCGGTCGTGACTTGGTAGTCCGTGGCGTCGTTCCACCACCACAGACCGCCCTGACCTTGCGCCGCGCCGAACGTCCCGAGGAACTGGCTGACGATGGAGCTTGTCGAGAGCAGCGAGGACGAAGAGGTTGGCGGAAGCGAAACGTTGAAATCCCAAGCGGGGAAAGGCATCATCGACACCGCCGCCACGCCGCGACGCGCCACGTTCGGCTGCACGGACGAGTTGAAGACGGGCGTCTTCTTGTAGGAGTCTATGTCCCACTGGACGGACGAATTGAGAACGGGATAGCTCATCTCTTACCTGCCCTGCGCATCTCTTTCTTAGCCTGCTTGATGAACTCGCCCTTCTGCGCGAGGAACGCGTCCTTCACGCTGTCGCCGTCCCACGCCTGAATGTGGTTGGTCGGCGAGTAGTGCATGTGGTAGTGGTTGCCGCCCTCGGTCGCCGCAGCGAGCTTCTGCATCACGGGAACGGGGAACACGCCCTCGCCGGGCGTCAGGTATGCGGGAACGGAATCCCCGTATCCGGCTCCGGGGACGATACCGCCGCCCGCGAATGCGAGAGCGGCGGCGAAAACGATGGGAGCCACGATCAAATCGAGCGGGAACGGAACGGTGGTCATAGCTTTCGCGGCAGCGGTTTTCGCCGCGCTCAGCCTGTTCACACTGTCCGCCGCTTGGCTCGATGCCGACGCCGCAGCGTTGCCCGCCACGGTCGTCGCGGTCATACTGGCGGTGAACACCTTGTGGACGGTGAGCTTCGTTACTTCCGTGTGAATCCAGTTCTCCAGCATCTTCAGTCCTTGCTGAACCATGCTGCCGACGAACGCCTCGCCGAGCGATTCGAGCATCTTGTACGCGCTGCCGCCGTGCAAAACCCACTGCGTGAAGCTGTTGTTGAAGGCGTCCTCCGCCTGCTTCCCGGCGTTCTTCACGCTGTTCTGCCACGTCAGCGCGTCCGCATCCAACTGCTTCGACGTTTTCCCGCTCTGATCCTGCAACTCCTTGAGGTTGTCCTTCGCGGCTATAAGCAGCTTGTTGAGTTCCCTGTACTGATCGGTGCCCGCGAGCCTCGGGTCGCTCATCGCCTTTTGGATGGCGGCGATCTCGTTCTTGAGCGCCTGCTCGCTCGCGAGCAGCGCGGCGAGGTCTGCCTTCTGCTCCTGACGCTTCGCGGCTTCGGGATCGAACGCGCCTATGGTGTTCGTGCTCGCAGCCGACTGGGCGTCCTTAAGCGTCTGCTGGCGCTGCTTGTCGGCTTCCTCGTAGGCGTCCGCCGCCTGCTGCGCCACGTCCTTCGCGGTCTGGAGATAGCCCTTGATGAAATCCTCGTCCACTGCCTTCCGCGCGTCCATCGCGGACTTCTCGGCGTCGGCGGTGAGCTTGATGTAGTCGTTCGCGCCCTTTAGCTCGATCCCGAGAAGCGTCGCCTGATAGGTGAGGTCGGCGTCCTTCTTGGCGTCCAGCATCGCTTGGTAAGCGCCCGTCTTCCCCTTGTTGGCGTTGTAGTCGTCTTGGGCTTTCTTGATGGCAGCGTCGCGGTCGGCCGCAGCCTGCGCCGCGTCGGCGTCCGTCTCGAACGCGGGAGCGGGCGGAACGGCGGAAAGCTCGTTTTGCAGTTTGGTGATCTTCGCTATGAGGTCGGCTTGCTTGGCGAGTTCGTCGTTGTGCTTTTCAGCCGCGCCCGCCCCGGCGTCGGCTTCCTGTTGCCTGATGTTGCGAGCCTTTGCGTCAATGACAGCCTGCTTGCCCGCGATGAGTTCCTTCTCTTTGCTGAGTTCGGTGAGCGCCTGCCCGGTGTGCTGCGAATCTACGTACCGTCCTGCCGCGATCTCGGCGTTGTAGGCGTTGTTCGCTTTCCCGATCTCGAACGTGACGGCTGCCATTGCAGCCTTCAAGTCATTGTTCTTTTCGATCTTCTCGTTGATGATCTTGATGGCCTTCTCGGCGTCGTTAGCCGAGTAGGCGGTGACGGACGTGGAATTGACTTCGTCCTTCAAAGCCTTCATCTCCGCCGCCGCGCCCTTGAAATTCAACATCATCGCGTCGCCAGTCGCCATCCAGATGTGCCCGACGACATCGCCGTACATGCCAAGGACGAGAACGTAGTCCTGCGTCTTGGCTTTGATCCAATCCCACGTGCTCGACTGCTCGTCCAACTCTGCCGTGAGGGTCTTCGTGTATCCCGTCATGTCGAGGGACTCGTTCCCCAAGTCCTTGAGCTTTTGGGCGTACTCGGCGACAGACCCCTGCGTCATCCCGATGTACGCCTCGTTGAGCGCCATCAACTCGTCGTGTTGCTTGTTGAACTCGGAATCTACCGCGTGTGTGGCTTCGAGGAGCTTGACGTTGCCGTCAGCCATGCCCATCAGCTTTTTCGCCCCTTCGGCTGCGATCAGGGCGACGGCGGCTATGCCAGCTATGACAGCCACGAACGGGATGGTGTCCATCACTGCGGCGTTCGACGCGAAGGCCCGCACCAAGTCGGCGAGAGCCATCGGCAGCCTGCCTCTGACGACGTTATCGACCAAGCCCAACTGCGTGCGCAAGCTGACCGCGCTGCCGCCAAACTTGTCGAGACCGCCCGAAGCGTTCTCCGCTCCGCCCTTGAGGTCGTTCAGGTCGGACTTCACCTTCCCCATGTCTTGGCGGAACTGCGCCGTCTCGGCTTGCAGCCTGATTATGAGTGCGCCTACTTCTGACATTCGCTTTCCTTCGGCTTCAAGTGCGGCCAGATGGAATCAAAAAACGCTTCCGGCTCGCCGCAGCCCGACGCCCGCAAATCCTCGATGACCTTCAATCTCTTCTCGCGCAGCTTTTCGAGCGACGCGCTTATCGGAAGCTGACCGATTGCCTTCTGCACGTAGCGCCTGAACTTGATGTCGTTCTCCCGCTTCGCCGACTCTTCCTCGTCCATCACGAAATCGAACGCCGTGACTTCCGGTGCGTCATCCGATCTCATGCGACCAGCCATGTTGTAGACCGCCGCCGCCACCTGCGCGTTGGCGAACCTTTCGTACTTGAGCCGGGTGTTGCGGCGCTTGCACAACGCCTGAAACATCCCCGGCGTGCATTCTCCGAACTCTTCCCAACTCAGTCCGAGGTCGTAGCGAGCCATCGCCCACAAGTCCGTCCAATTGTCTGGCGACGACTCTATGTGCCCTGAGTCGCCGTCTCCACGTTTGGGGCTTGTGATGCACCCTGTTCCTGCTGCTTCTCAAACGCTTCCCACGCTCCGGGGTATAGGAGTTTGAAGATTCCCACGCTGAGCAAGGCGTGAGCCTCGGGGTTGAGCACGTCCTTCACCTCGTCGATGGTGACCTCGGGGTTGTACCGAGCGAGTCCGCCCCATACGAGCGCGGGGAAGTTCTTGCCGCTGACCATCTTTTCCCAGTTCTTGGGATCGACGACATTGACGCCGATGGCGTCCTCAATGCGCCCGAGCGCGTTATAGTCGTACTCCAGCTTCCACTTGAGGACATCGCCGGGGCATTTGCATTCCGGCTTAGGTTCAGGCACCGCTTGGCACTCATCGGTGTGTTCGCGCTTGTCAATGGTCAGCGTGAAATGATCTCGGGTCTTGCTCTTTACTACGTTCTCTTTCTTGCTCATTCTTTGAAATCTCCTTCAAAATTTTGGTGAGCGCCAGCGCGACGATGTCGAGCGCGTCCGCGATCCGGCTCAGCGCCTCGTCCGGCTGCTCCTTCCGGACCTCGGGCGGGACGGGCGTGCAGTCCCGGCAGTCCTTCGGGAGCTTTCCGTGCTCGCAGGCTATCGGCATACAGGCACACCACTCCTATCGCAATGCCAAGACGCAGACGCTCGCCCGATTAGGCGAGAGTCCACGGCCCGCTCAGCTTGATCTTCACGTCGAGCGTCGCGGGCTTTTCGAGCGGGAATGCGCGAGTCATGGACTCGACGATCCCGCTGAAAGATGTCGTGTTGGAACTGCCGTACAGCGCCTTGAAGTTCACTGTCGCGCCGGAAAGCCTGATGGCTTCGAGCGCGACTTGGCTCGTTTCGCCGGGGTAGAACAGGCACTTCACATCCACAGAACCGGGGTCTTGCGTGGAACCGATGAAAACGTCCACGCCGTCAACGGTCGCCATAGTGGTCGTCTTTTCGGTCGCCACTTTGTCGCCGCTGAAGCTGATGCTCTGCACGCCGTTCAGCGTGGTGAAGGTTGCGGGGCTTGCGACGCTCGCGAACTCAAGGCTGTCGCCGATGCCCGTGATGGGTGTTTGACTCATTTTCTTATTGCTCCTGTTCCGCTTCTTGCGGAATGCTGCTTGCTGCTTCCTTCTCGCCGATGGCGATCAGAAACTCTTCTGGGAGCGCCGTGCGCTCCATCTCGGGCCACTGCTTGTGCGTGCCGAGGTGGTTCGACCGCTTGTTGCACACATTCCTGTCGTGGATTCTCGCCACGCACAATTTCCCGGCGTCGCAACTGTCGAGCCGCCTCGCGTGCATCGCCTCTTTCGAGAACGGCAAGTCCTCGATCCCCGCGTCGGGGAACGGATGCTTCTCCCACCAGTCCTTGCGGTAGCACTGGCTCATCCCTATCGCGTAGGGCGGGTGGTTGTAGCCGGGCGAATACAGGTACTTGAACGCCCTGCCGTTCGCCTCGTCCCAGTACAGGACGTTGTGCCAACCCGTTACATCCGCGCCCGTGTCCGCCAATCTCTTCACCTGAGCCGAGACTCGATCCGGCGCATACCAGTCGTCCTCGTCCCACGTGACGCAAATCTCTCCGGTAGTGTGCTGCGTTCCCAAATTCCTGAGAGCGCCGACAGGCAGCCGCTTCGAGCGGACGTAGACGAACCCGCTGCCGAGGCTGTCGCGCAAGTAGCTCACGTCGAGCGGCTCGTCGTTGTTGTCAACGAGCACAAGCTCAAGCTCGCCTTGGTAGTCCTGATTCAAAAAGCACTCAACCGCCATGCCGACGAACCTGTCGCCGTACCCGGCGCACAAAATGCAACTGACTTTCGGCAAAATCGCGAAGCACGCGTCCATGGCTTCCATCGCGTTCACTTGCGGTTCTCCAAGTCGTGCAGGATTCCGAGAGCCTCGGTCGCGAACGCACTCAGGCACTTGTCCTTCGAGGACTCCCACGCCCTAGTCATCCAACGCTGCGGCGGCTGGGCGGCGTGATGGAAATGCCTGCCTCTCTTGTCGGTTCCCTCGCGATCCTCGGTGCCGAACTCTTGGAAGCTGCCCCAGAAAGCGAGCTTGGTGGGACCGATGCGGATTTCCATCGTCGTTTCGTCATCGCCTTCGAGCCACTTCTTCTGCCACGTGATGGTCTCTTCGAGGATTCCGGCTTCCACGGGGACGGTCTGCTCCAAGGCTTCGACGACAACCTGAGCCGCCTTGTCTCCGCAGCGTCCGAGGTATCGCTTGGCCGCGGCGGCAGTTTGGGTGGTAAGGGCGTCAGACAGAGCCGCTAGCCCTTCGATTTCGATGTGTACGTCTTCCATGGACCGTTTTGGCAGGGCGAAAAGGTGGGAGACTGCGGGTCGCGCATTCGCGACGATCTTTCCGGTCTTCCTGTCCTTCAGCCTTGCGGGTCTTGCCGTCTTGCTACTGAAAGGGGGCTGTAGCTGAGAAATTTCCGGCGCTGCTATTCCTCTTCGGCGGGAACTTCGTCGAGAAGCTGCTGGTATGTCTTGCCCTGTTTGCTTGCCTCCGCGATCAGCAGCGCCGTCTGTAGCTTGTTGCTGTGCTTCACGGACTTCGCGATGTGCGGCAGGCAGTTGGTCATGCCCTTGTGAATTTCGTGGCAGAACCGGACGAACACGGCGAGCGTCGCAGGTACGACAATCGAGAGCGCGTACTGGTCGAAGGTGCTGAGACCGTCGAACCAAGTCGCGAATTGCTGTAGGAGTTCGCTGGGCATATTTCCTCTGTAATAGGGACAAAAAGTCGGGTTACTCCACGCCCAGCAGCAGGAACGCGCTGCCTGACTGGTAAAAATTCGCCATGATGCCGAGCGAGTAGGCGTCGCCCGACCAGTTGAACGACAAGGTTTGGCTGCCCGTCGCCGGGGCAAGCAGGTAGTACAGATACATATCGCCGTAGCCGCTGGTGGCGCTTCCCGCGTACAACCAGCGCGATGTTATGCTCGCGACTGTGTCGTAGTTGAGGATGACAGTGCCGATCACGACGCCCACTGAACGCGTCGTCAAGGTGCTGGAGTTAGGCCCTGTCGTATAGCCTTGGTAGTTGTGCTCCGCGATGTCGAGAGCGTTGACGCCCTCGAACTCGGACAGCATCATCTGCCCGGCGTTGTTGAGCGTTCCGCCCGTGAAGTTGAAGCTCACCGTGTTCGCCCCGCTTGAAGACGCGATGGCGTACCACATGCCGCCCGGAATGCCCGTGCTTTCGCTCGTGTTCGGAACCGTCACCCAATTGTTGCCGAGAGTGTCCGTGACGCTGAACGTGCCGGAGGCTCCGGTGTCCTGTATGGACATCGTCAGCAGGTCACCTGCGTTCACGTTGAATGAATAGGCGACAGACCAAGGCGACGCCCCGCTGCCCGTGGTAATTTGCGCTCCCTTCGTCTGCACTACCTGCGCCCCACTCCATGTCCCGGCCGTGAAATTCGTGTACATCGGCTCCGGCTCGCTGGTGTTGTACGCGCCCATGCTGATACCGAGGTTGGTTATCGGCGACGAGTCCGTGTAAGACGCGAGCAGATTGCCGTTCTGCCACACGGTCACGACACCGAAGAAGTTGGAGAGAATCCACACGTCTCCGGCGCTGATGGTCGTGCAGGTTCCCGTGGTAGCCGTCGCCGAGGAGTTGCGATAAACGGTGAAGCTCGTGCCTTGCGCGTGGAGCGCATATCCGTCGAACACGCCATAGGATGAGTTGTAGGCGGTGCTGTTCAAGGAAAGGTCAATGTAGGAGTTTCCGTTCCAGCTTGGAGCCACGGTGACGCTGCACCACTGGTTGCGCGGGTAGGTGCTGCCGACCCACAGAGCGTCGTTGTGCCCCGTGTTTCCGGTAGACGTGACTCCGCTCGACACGGTGATGCTGCCAACCTTGACGCTCCAGTTTCCCGAAAGCGAGGCTCCGGCGAAGTTGTCGATCTGTTGCGTGACTGTCGTCGGCTGCCATGCGGCGTAGAAGACTGCGACTGCGCAGTTCCATATCGAGCTTGTGGTTAGGGTTCCGCTGTAGGTCGCCGTTCCCTCCATGGCGAGGATCGCGTCCGCGAGCTGTCCGTTTCCGCTCACGGTCGTCTGGGCTGTGAAGCCTCCCTTCGCCGTGACGGTCTGGCTGTTCTGCGTGTTGTTTGCCACCGCTCCGATAAGCAGCGCATAAGGTTGTGTCGTGGTCACGCTGCCGGAGTTGAACGCAGTTCCGCTCGTCGCCCCGTTGGAGTTCGTGGGACCGAGTGCGTTCGTCAAGGCGATGCCGCTGTACTCGGCGATTTCCATTTGCGACGCGGAATAGGTGACTGAGACCGTGTTTGCCCCGGCGTTGCAATTCATCGCGTACCAGATGATGATGCCGTTGTACGAAGGACTGCCCTGTGGATCGTAGAAGACCGCTTGCTGCCATGTATTGCCGTTCGAGTCGCTGACTACGGGCGTTCCTTGGTATCCCGCTCTGGCTGTGCAGACAAGCAAGTTTCCGGCAGTGTTGTTGCTCGTGTAGGCGCAGCTTGTGGACGCGGCATTGGCGAATTGAACGCGGGAAATGGGGACATTCGACATCGGTTACTCCTCGTAGCCGAATACGAATCCGTTGAGCGTGCAGCTTGTGGTCACATCGAGGTAGAGCACATTGTTGGCTGCCGAGGATGTGTGTGAAAACCCTGACGGCGAGTTAGCACCGACCGTGACGCTCGGCGTCCGGGCGAACTCGTAGGTCGATCCAGAAGTGTCCTCGAAAAGTATCGACGCCAAAGTTCCGCCCGTTCCAAGGGAATAGCCGAGCAGCACGAACTTCTTGCCGCTTGAAGGTGTCCACACAGCCTGTGGAGTTCCAGAGGTGACGCTTAGCGCCTTAATCGTCTTCATAACCGTCGAAGCTGGCTGCACGGTCACCGTGCTGCTCACTCCGACTGTTGGCGGGTTTGAGACGATTGCCGACGCGATTGCCGATGCGCTCGGAGCCGCGACTGCGGTGCCGATTGCGGACGCCGATGGCGGCGTCAGCGTCGTGACGGTCGCCGAGGGCAGCGATACGTTCAGGGCACTCGACGTGGAGGTGATGATGTTTCCGTTGCCGTCCTGCAAGTTCACGGGGATCGTGCTGGAGACCGAAACCGAGCCGGACACGGCGACAGTCGGAGGGTTGCTCACGATGGCTGCCGCGATCTGCGACGCGCTGACTTCCACGGGCACATCGGCGTAAATCTGGAGGCTGTCGCCGTTGCTCAGCGCCGACGTGCTGTACGTCAGCGTGAGGACGTTGTCGGACATCGAGCCGCCGAGCGTGGTGCTGCCAAGCTGGTAGATGATGACCCCGGCAGTGGCGTCCACCACGAGGAGAATCTGTTCGAGCGCCAGCGTCACGTCGGAGAACGTGATAGTTCCCGCCGTCTTGTTGAATGCGTATGTTCCGATGTCGTGCCCGATTAGTTGCTTCATGCCTTACCCCAGTGCGATTGCAAAAGCTATCGCGTCCCCTATGCTTGCGTCTCCGTCGCCTCCGACCAGCACCATCTCTTCGCCGTTCCAGACAAAGAGTTGACTCGTGTCGGTGCAGAAAAAGGGCTGCCCGACGAACTCTGCCGAGGTTGGCAGGTCGGCGTAAAGTCCCCGCTGAAAAATGATCGTGAATGCCATTAAAAAGTTCCTCCGTCGATGACCAGCGGTTGCGCGGTCTCGTAGTACCAAACCCGAAATTCGAGCACGACGCGGTATATGAAGCCGAGCGGCCCGCTGCCTTCTTCGTAAGGCATGTCCCAGTCGTTGCTGGTGAACACGCCGTCAACGGCGGTCGAGTCCGAGTCGGGAAGGTTCCCGCTGTAGGATTCGAGAAGCTCGCGCACTACGTTGGCGACAGCGCGAGCGGAGTAGTAAGTCGATCCGTAGCAGTCCACTTGGAAGATTCCCTCGCGGAATCCCGCCGAGCCTGCCATCGTGTAGGTGTCATTCGTGTGGACGCGACCCATTACGATGTAGGGCAAGTCAATCCCGCCGCTGCCCTTCGGCTTCGGCGCGAGAATCCAGTACACGCCGTTCCCGCTCGCCGTGTTGACGAGCGACTGGAAGTTCGAGTCCGCCTGTATGAGTTGGAACAGCCCTTGCTCTATCACTCGCTCGCTCCTGCTGTGGCGTTATCCTGCCACGCGAAAATGTGAAGCTCGACCTGCTGCCCGTCAGGGTCGTAGAAGCTCTCGACCTGCATGATCTGGCTGTTAAGCTGAATCTGCATCCCCGTGTCGAGCGTGTAGTTCTGCGGGAAGTGGACGATGATCTTGTAGAGCGACTGCCCGATGCGCTCCTGCGGCTTGTCCACTTCCTTTGCGCCGCGTATGCCGCTGCCCGGCGAAATGTTCGCGGGGACATGGCGCACCACCGTGACTGCGGCGTTCGGCGTGCCGTCGCTCGCCTGACCTTGGTTCGGGTCGATGAAATCGACGAAAGAGTTGAACGCCGACGACCCGAGGTATCGGTTCCCGGTCGTAAACCTCTTGGGAAGGCTCATCTCGGAATCCTCCAAGAGCGGTACGCGCTGAGCATCAGGCAAAGCGTTCCCCATATCTCGCTCGTCGGCTCGACGGCGACGATGTCGCGCACGTTCCACATGTGGTTCGCGAGGTACATGACAGCCATCTGCAAGCGCGACGGCGCAATCGTGGCGCTGTTGCCGGCCCAGTACGAAATTTGAATGCAGTCTTGCCTGCGATCCGTCAGCGGCCACCAGTTGCCGACCGCGAGGCATACCTTGTCGAACTGAACGAAATAGTTGGTCGTGTTCCACGTCTGCAAGATTCCGTTCTGGTCGTAGTAGGTGATGACCAGCGGGTTCGTGATGACGGTCGCCGTGCCCGTGTCGGAATTGTTCGAGTAGCTCGACGGCGTGAAGACTTGGCTCACCGTGCCGAACGTGAACGCGGCGGTGAACTGCGTCGCTGAGGCGGTCAGGATTTGAACCTGCGCCCCGTTCAGGAACGGCGTCGTCGATGGCGTCGCCTGCGGATCGGCGTTGTTGCCTTCCTGCGTGCCCTGCAAAAGCACCCACGATCCCACCGTGAACGGCGTGGACATCGTTTCCACGGTGCAGGTCAGCACGTTGTTGGCGACGCTGACAGCCGTGATGTTTCCCGAGTTGTTTCCCGCCGTGGACGGAACCTGCACGGGACGGCGCACAAGCTCGATGCTGTCCTTCGTCGGAAATCCCCACCACCACCAAGGCGTGATCGCGAACGCATAGGTCAACTCGTACTGCAAAAAGTTTCGAGGGTCTTGCGTGTTCGGGAAAAAGTCGAGCGTCAGCAAAACCTGCTCAGCGAGGCACGCCGTCGCCGCCATCGTCTCGACTTGGTCGGTCGCGGCGTCGATCATCGTCTCAAGCAGCGAATACTCCGCCGTGGTGACGAGCGGCGACGACACCGAGACATACTGCTGCGGGCACTCGAACCGCCCGAAGGCGGCGACCTGCTCAGGCGTCACCACGGGATTAGCCCGTGGCGTGACGATCTTCTGGTACACGCCCGCTCCTTACAGCGCCTTCTTGAACGCTGCGAACGCCGCCTTGATCTTGGCGGCTCCGTCGTAGATTTTCTTCGCGATGAACGCCGCGCCCGTCAAGGCGAGAGCGCCTTCCGCGTATGTGAAAACGACTTTCATGGTGTCCTCCCTTACTTCCTGCGCAGAATCTCGATCTGGTGCTGGTGCAGTTCGAGCACGGTTGCGCTCAGCCCGGCATTCGCGCCGGACGTGCAAGTGATGACGCCTTCCGTGAAGTTCTTCGCGTCGTCGCTCACGTCGATGCCGTGCTGCTTCGCGATGCGAACCAGCTTGGCGTGCGCCTCCGGCTTGTGAGCCTTCGGGATCACCTTGTCCTGATCGAAGCGTGCGAGGGCGTCGCGGAGATGGCTCTTGGTCTTCTCTTCGGTCGAGAAGTGCCACGGGAGCGACCACGTGCTCGTGTCGTCGGGGTTGCCGACGTAGATGAAATCGCCAGCGGTCAGGTGCTCGCCCGCGACTTCCTTTGTTTTTGCTGCGTTTGACATGACTGCTAGCTCCTTTGGCGCGTTCTTGAAACGCGATAAGTCGAAATTGTTGACGACCTTCGAGTCCTTGCTGACCGCCGTCGCGAAGCCCTTCTGCTTCGCCTCGTTCGCGTCCATCCAAGTCTCGTCGTGCATCATCGAGAGCACGTCGTCCTTCGGCAGCTTCGTCTTGCTGACGTATATGTCCGCGATGCTTCCCGTCACGCCGTCGAGCGTTTCCGCCAGCTTGCGTAGGTCGGCGGCGTTGCCCATCGCGAGACCGTTGGCGTCGTGGATCATCATCATCGAGCCGCTGTTCATCGTGACGGAGTCGCCCGCCATGGCGACGATGGACGCGGCGGAAGCCGCGAGACCGTCAACCACGACGTTCACGGGCTTGCCGTGCGTCTTGAGAAGGTTGTGGATCGCCACGCCCTCGAAAGCGTCGCCGCCCGGCGAGTTCACTCGCACGGTGACGGACTTGTGGTCTCCGTCCAATGCGTTCTTGACCATCTCGGCGGTGATGCCCTTGCCGAGGAAGTCTTCGCCGATGGCGTCGTAGATCGACAGCGTGAGCGTGTCGTCCTTGCGCGAGGCGTTGAAAATCACGTTACTGTTCATTTGCGTCTCCTAGTGCGAGAGCGAGCAGCGAGGCTCGGGCCTCGTCGTCGCTCATGCTGCTGCGCTTCGCGACGTACTCCTCTGCAATTGAAATGGGTATATCCAAGACTTCCGCCGTGAACTTGGCGTCAGCGCCGGACTTCGCTTCCTTGCGCATCACCCGGTCGGCGAGCGACTTGGCGATTGCTTCGAGCCGCGCCTTCGCCTTGCTCGGCTTTTTCGGCTCTGCCGGAGGCGGAGTTCCCTGCCCCGTGCCTTCCGCGTCAGGCTCGCCGCCCACATGGATCACTGGCGGAGACGGAGCGTTCTTTTTCTTCTGCTCCTGCTCGTCGTCCGTCATCATCGGCTGAAGCTGACCGGGAATGAAAAACCGCTGGTTCTTGATGTCGAAGATGACCGGAGTGCCTGTGCCGCCGCACAGGAAATCTCCGCCCTCGACCGCGTCCATGTCCTCCACTGCAAACGCCTGATTCGGAGTCATCTGGAACGAGTTGATCTTGATCTGGTTCGTCTCTGCGCGGGTCTTCGGGTCGCCGCGCAGGATTATGTCCGCGTTGTGCTTCGCGGAAAGCCGACCGCGATCCTCCGGCGCGATCACGTCGCGCGTGATCGTCTGCTCGATGACGGTCGTGTAAGGGAGCAGCGTTGTGTTGAAGTAGTCGTCGAGGAACGCTACGGACGAAGCGTAGGTGCTGTTCTGCGAACCGAGACCGAGCTTCGTGACGAGCGGAGCGCCGCCGAGCACTCGTGCGACTTCCTCTTCGTTCCACTTGCGGGATTCGAGAAGCTGCGACTCCTGCGCGTTGAATGTCATCTTCTCCCACTTGCCGCCCATCGGGATGATCGTGAACTTGCCCGCGTTCTGTGAGCCGCTGAAATCTTTCTTGAGGCGGTCAACGGTGTTCTGCGCTTCCGTTTCCGTGATGTCTGAGTCAGGCGGAAAACTGATGAAGCCGCCCATGCCGAGACCGTTCGCAAAATTCCTGCCAGCAGTTTCCTCGGCGGCGATCAGCACAGACAACGCTTCCTTGGCGAGCGCGATGATCGGCGCTCCCTCGAAGCCGTTGCCCTCGATGTTGAGCGCCGTGCAGTGCCAGAGGTCGGGCGCGTAGAATTTGCGGATGCGAGAGTTGCCGTCCTCGTAGCGGTAGACGAGGGTGGGCACTTTCTTACCTGTCAGCGGGTCGATTGTCGTGATCTGGTCTCCGTTGGCGTTCTTGAGCGGGGCGTCGTAGTCCCAATCCACTGTCATAGACCACGCATTGAGCGGGACAAGCTCGATCACGTCGCCCTTCTGGTCGGTGATCTTCTGGCAATAGCAGTTGCCGTTCATTATGAGTTGCGACGCGAGATACCAGCGCATCTCGTAGCTCGTCTGCCATCGGTTCGGAATGTCCTTGAGGATCGTGTAGAGAGGCTCGTTGATTGCGGCGGACGTGCGGTTGTAGCCGTTGACTATTTTGGTCTCCCTAAGCACAAGCGGCATCTTGGCGATGTCGTTAGCCATGACCTTGACGCCGGACAAAAACGCGTTGACGCGTATCGCCGTGGCTCGCGTTACTGGCTTGCCAGCCGCAGCCGGAAAACCTATCAGGGGCTTGGATGAGATCGGATGATGGCGCTGCAAGCGTGCTGCTGCCGCTGTTGGTGAACGTGTTGCTGCGTGGGATGTTTAGGGTGGTGAATCCGCCCTTGAAACGGTCGAAAATGCTCATTTCCCCTGCCTGAACCTTCGGGTTCGGTGTAACGTGCGGGTGCGCACGGGCAGCCTTCGGGCTGCTATCTAAAGGGTCTGGTAGCGGCTATTTGCTCTGGACGATGAAGAACGACCGCTTGGGCTTAATCGCGTTGTCCGGGTGGGTCGCTCGGGCGAGCGCCATGATGAGGCTGGAGCAGCCGTCGATCTTTTCCCGCTTGCGGTCGCGGGCCGGCCGGATAAACCCGGTCGCTCTGTTCGTGTTCCAGCGGAGGTTCGCGACCTGCCAGCGCATGACGGGATTCAGGTCGTGCGCGATCTCGCCGCGCAGGACTTTCCGCGTCAACTCTTGGCACGGGGCGTTCATCCTGATGCCCGTCTGCGGGAACGGGACGAACTTGTTCATGTCGAATCCGCCTTCCTGCATCATGCGGATAAGCTCCGATGACCACGCATCGTCGTAGGCGACCTCCCGCAGATCGAAATTCTTGCTGATCTCGACGATCTGGTCGGCGATGAAGCGCACGTCGGTCAAGTTTCCCGGCGTCAGGGCGATGAAGCCCGCCTCTGCCCACATGTCGTAGGGCACGCGGTCTCTTTTCACCCTGTCGGAGACGTTTTCCTCCGGGCACCAAAAAAACTCAATCACGCGCCATTTTTCTTCGATTTTCGTGGGCGGAAAGAGCAAAACGAGCGCGGAAGTGTCCAGTTTCGGCGCGAGATCGACTCCGGCGAAACACACTCGACCCTTTAGTTCCTCCAGCGACTCTTTCCTCATGCGCTTCGGGTCTGGATGGTTCGCCAGCCCCTCGCGGCAGCACGCATCCCACTTCTCGATGTCTATCGCCGGGTCCGCGGACTCGTTCGACCAGATGTTCAGCGCGAACCGCTTGAAGTCGCCGAGCGCGTCCGGCTTGCCTTGGGCTTCGGCGAAATCCTTCTGGAGGTCGGTCTCGCTGATGATGTGCCCGAGCGACGGGTTGGACTTGACCCAGTTAGCCGGGTTCTTCCAGTCGTCCTTCGGATCGAGCGAGAAAATCCACGGCGCGAACTCGTCGTCGTCGATGAAGCCGTCGAGAATCTTCGTTCCGTACTCGCGCTCGCCCCAGCAGAGCGAGGTCCCGTCTGCTGACGCTCCCGCCGTGGTGGTCTCGATCATCAAAGGCTGCTTGCGCGTCCTGCCGCCGTAGCGCAGCACGCTGTAGATGTTCGAGCCTCGCTTCCAGCGGTGAAGCTCGTCGAGGATCGCGCACGACACGACTGCGCCGTCCTCCGTTGCTCCGTCGCGGCACATCATCGACATGCGGTCGAGGTTGTCCGTGTAGAGCGCGATGATCGGCTCGTTGCCGCTCTGCTTGATGTAGGACTTCAGTTCGGGATTCCGCTGCCGCATCGCGGCGGCTTCCTTGAAGCAGATGCTCGCCTGCTTGCGCGTCGTCGCGGAAACGAACACGCGGGCGCTCTGCTCGCCGTCAGCGATCAGGTGGTAGAGCGACAGCGCAGCGGCGAGCGCCGTCTTGCCGTTCTTTTTCGCGATCTCAAGGTACATGCGGCGGAATCGGCGCGTGCCGTCGCTCCGTCTCCAGCCGTAGGTGACGTAGAGAAGCGCGTGCTGCCACGGCATCAGCTTCATCGGAGTGTCTTGGTTCGGGGGATTGCAGAACGTCTCGCAGAACTCGATGACATCGTCGCCGGACGCCGGATCGAAATGCAGCCCGCGCTCGCGGCCCCGCTCAAGGTCGCGGCGGTGACGCTGGAACGCCTTCTTGATCCACTGCCCGGCAGGGATCGTGCCGTCGAGGACGCCTTGTATGTACTGCTCTGCGATCTGGCTCATCACTAATGGGCGCTGAAAACGAAAAAGCCCCGGAGTGTTGGCTCCGGGGCTTCCCGATGTTGTAGACGGAGTTTGCCGATTAGCCGTCGGTCTGGAGTTCCATCACAGCCTCAGCCAGCACGATGCGCTGGTCTGTTCTGCGGTATCCCAAAATAACGGTTTGTCCATTCAGTGCCGCGACCTGATCCAGCACCTTGATGCGGATGTTCGAGTCGCCACGGTCGCCGATTGTCGCGAATGCGCGGAAGTCGCCGAACAGCCAAGCGCCGTCAGTCGAAGGAGACGCAGTGTAGACGGGCATCTCGTAGCTGAAGAACACAGGATGTCCGAGCAAGCGGGCGTTGCCGTTCGCGTCCCACGTGACGTAGGTCTGGAACTGGCTGGTCGCCAACTGCGCTTCCTGCAAGCGGACGAACTCTTGGCGGTGAACCAAGAAGCTCGCATTTGGGTAATAGTTGGGGTTCAGCGATGCAACGGTCTCAAGGATTGGCTTGATGCCGCCGCTTGCGATGCTGCCGACGCCCGCCGTGATGTTCGATCCGGTCGGAGTGGAAGCATTGCCCAGATAGCCTTGCGGCTGGCTGGAGCCAGTGCCGTTGATGAAGAGGTTTTCCTCTTCGGCGGTCTGGACGCGCTGGAGTTCCTCAGTGACGAAAGCTGCGAGAGCCTTCGAGTCCTGAAGAAGTTCCCACGACACATAAACGCTGTCGCCTACCATGTAGGCTTGCAGTTCCGTGGTTGCGAACTGCGGGACGTTCGTGGCGAACGCGTTGGTGCCCGAGTTGTTTGACTCAGCCTTCACCGCAGCAGCGGCGCGAGCCGACTGGTACGGAAGGTTGATGTTCATCTCGGTCGGGATGACACGAGACAGCTTGCGAGCACTGCACTCGTACATCGCCAAGTTCGGGATGGACGGGTCGGTCTGGATCGGAACCAGCGCCGAGCCGTCAGCGGTTGTGCCGCCTTCGCCAAGTGCTGCGTTCTGGATCGCCCAACGCTCGAACCCGGTTTTTCCGCCCTTCAACGAGGACCAGAACTGCGTGGCGTATTCGTCAGAAAGCGGGATGGGATCGGATGTTGCGTACATCTGGGAGGTGAACTTCTGAGTTCCGCCCAGTGCGTAAAACTTTGACTTCTTCGCACCGTCGGTGATGACGGGCGATGCGGAAGGCGTGCCAACTTCGGCGCGACCCTTCTCGATTGCCTTGACGTTCTCGATCTTCAAGTCGATCTCTGCAAGCTCGCCCTTGAAGTTGGCGAATTTTTCCTTCTGTGAATCCGTCAGGGTCGAACCCGATTCTAGGGCGGCGCTGACTTCGTGCTGGTACGCGTCAAGAATCTCGTTCTTGCGCTTGTTAAGCTGCTTGGTATCCATTGCGGATATGTCCTTGTCGTTGGTGTTGCCCTAGCCGCCATCGGGCGGGCGATAGGCACACGGCGCAGGCGCGGTCTCGTGGGAGCCGCACGGGTGCGCATCTGACAAGGCACTCCGTAGTGGGAAAACTTCGGTCGCTGACGATCCGGCGCGTCAGTTCGGCAGGTCAGCGGAGTCTTGCGAAGGCTGGCGCTTGCGGCGGATGAAACTCGCAAGCGGGGACTCGGGAGCCTTCTCGGCGCTGACTTTGGAGCGGTCTGCGGGCGTCATGCCGAAGCGGCCCCATAGCGAGATCAGGGTGTTGCGGTCGGAACCCGTCATCGGCACAGGAACGTCGGCGACGACTCGCCCGTAGCGCATCCAGCAGGTGAGCCGGACAAGCATCTCGAAAGCGTCGCGGTCGCAGGCGAACGCCACGCCCGGCGCGAGCCGCTTCGCAATCTCCTTCCAAACCTTCTTCTCAGCCCTCGACAAGTGCTTCGGCGGACTACCAAGCTCGCCGGACGGCTTCGGCTCGTTCGGACGCGCTCGCTGCGGATCGTGGATGAACGAACCTTTGGCGTCGAGGATGGCTGTTGGCTTGCGCGGGCGTCCCATGCAAACGAAACGCGAAGTCGAAACTCAGGTTGGTTTTTTGCGGTTGTGCAAAAAAATGGCCGCCGCCGGGGCAGAGGCGAGTTGATCCCAGAGAAGTTGCGGGGGCACGGGTTTCGATGCGGTTGGCGACCACCGCCGCCATACGGGTCAGGTGTTTTTGCGGTTGCGGATGCGTTCGGCGCAGATGTCTGGCGGCGTGTCGAGCACTACGATCTCAGCGCCAGCGACGCGGAGCATATCTACGACCGCAGCCTTGGGGTTGCTGACGATGATCCATACGTGGTGCGTGCTGTATTGCGTGGCTTCGATGAACTGATCGCGCTTGGCGAGCACGCTGCCTATCGCGTCGGGCAGCGTTTCGTAGATCGGCAGACCCGTGACTTCCGACATCACAACGTCGTAGTCGAACACATGGTCGTCCTGCGCAGCGTGCTGCTTCACGTACTCGCTTTTGCCCGCGCCGGGCAAGCCGCAAACAACAGTCGTGTTGCCGCGATTGCCGAGCGAATCGAACCGCGTTCCTTTGCGGTTTGTCCAACCGTATTCGCTTGCTGTCTTTGATGAGTGACACGGATGACACAAGCCTTGCAGACGATCAGGATTGTAGAACTCGGCGACGCCGAAGTTATCGACAACCAGCCGCGCCGACAGGATGTGATCGACTTCCGTCGCTCGCTCGTGACCGCACGACCTGCACAGGATGTCGCGGCGAAGCACGATGCGGCGAGTCGCCTGCCACCTTGGCGTGCGGTACAGCTTGCGAATCGGATCGTTGTTGTCGCGGTATCGGTCGTATGCGCGGTTGTGCTCGATGCGGCGATTGGTCGTCTGGTGTTCGGCGCAGTATTTCGTGCCGTTGACCGCGCGGCGCAGGCACGGCGGAGGACAAAGGGGTGTTGGAGAACTTGGCATGATGCCAAAGGAACAAGAAGTTGGGAAAATGAAGACGCGGGACTTACGCGAGCCTGCGGAAAGGTATTTCCTCTCGGATTAGCTGCTTGCACGTGATGAGTTCGATTTGCATATTCTGTTCTCGTTTTAGGCGGGCGACCTCCGCTTCGGCACCTTTGGTGAAGTCGAAGGCGATAATCATTCCGCGCTTGTCTTTCTGGCGTTCAAGCACGCCCACGAAGTTGTCTATCACGGGTCTCCCCACTGATTCCGTTTGCTTCACTTGGATCGGATGATTCTCCATGAAAGTGAATCCGTCGATGCCCATATCAGAGACTTTTCGCGGACTATGGCGACCCTGTACGGCGTCAACCGCCCACATCTGAAATTCCTGCCAAGTCAATTGGTGGAGATGCTTTTCATGTTCCACCATTCCGTGGACTTCAATTGTCGGAGCGCCGATCTTGCGAAGCCTGTTCTGCACGACGCGTAGCGCCTGTTGCGAAATGTCTATGCCGATGCAACGCCGCCCAAGGTGCATAGCTGCTTCGAGCGTCGTTCCGCACCCGCAAAATGCGTCAAGCACCACGTCGCCTTTGTTGGAGGAGGCTTTGATAATGTTCTCAAGGAGCCGCAGCGGTTTCTGCGTCGGGTACCCTATTCGTTCCTTGGCCGACGGCATGATGGGTTGCATGACCCACACATCATCCGGGTGCTTCCCAAGAGGATTCGCCTCGTACTTGTCATAAACCTTGTCCCCGCGAAACGCTTTTGCTTTGTATTGAAGGCGCTCTAGGCTCTCCTTTGAATATTCCGTTCTGACGGCGTCCGCGTTGAAAGTCCACGTCTTGCCTTTGGTATAGAAAAAGATGTTGTCATGTCGTCTTCCAAAACGCTGCTTCGAGACTCCTCCGCCCCTGTAGTACCAAATCACTTCGTTTTGAAGATTTCCGTAGCCGAAAATCTTGTCCAATTCGACCTTCACATAATGACCGATGTGCCAGTCCAAATGAACGTAGATGCTCCCGGTCTGAGAGAGTTTCTGATGCAGTTTTCGCAGGCGTTCCACAAGATAGTTGAGGTAGGTCTCAATGCCACCCTTCCAGCGATCCTCAAACGCATACCGTTCCGCGTCATCTTCTCCCCAGAACGTCTCATAGTAGCGTTGGCTGTAGAAAGGCGGGTCGATATAGATCAAATCTACAGACTCGTCCTCGATGCAGTCCAGCATCGTGAGGCAGTCTCCTCGGTACAAATGGTTCCGGGCGTCGATATTGAAGCTGAGTTGTCGTGCCTTATTAGATGTGCTTGCGACCGATCCCATAGTGACGCACCCATCCCCCGGCCAAGATCGTAGAAAAAGCGAAGGCAGATGTATCTGGAACGAAAGGTCAGGTTCGGTACAGGTATTCCGACGAGGTATTGAGGCTTTCGACACTTCAGGATTCCCGACCGTGCCCTTGCGGAAATCGCCGCTTGTGCGCTTCGAGCATCATTTCCTTCACGTACCTGTGCCCGCTGTCCGACAGATGACAAGAAATCCGGTCGTTTGTCGGCAGCGGAACCGCTTCGCGGAAGTTGTACGTCCTTCCCATCGAGTAACGCTTGTCGTCCGTGATCGGAACGGCGTTCGCCTGCATCACTTTCGCGACCCACTGGTCTTCGAGGTTCTCCGTGGACGGGATTTCCACGGCAAGGATCAGATCAGTCGCTCGCGGCGACAGCCAATAGCCCGGCCCGCCGTGCAGAAAGCTCAAGCCGGGATTCAGCTTGGAGTTCAACGGCCACGATCCCTTGTTGCCGACGAACTCGCCGCGCTCGAAGTTAGACGCCGCGAGGCGCAACGGATCAACGAACGTATCGGTGAAGCACTGGAAAATCCAGTCGTGGCTCAGGTTCCGCGCGGCAAGGTGCCCAAGCTGCGTCTTCCACGGCAACGATGCGTAGTCGTCCTTCGCGCTGACAAGAATCTCGTCGGGCAGCGGGTTCTCGTTTCCGTGACCGAGGATGAAGAAGATCGGAAACGGGCTGAGCTTTCCCCAAGTGTCGCGGATGATCTGGTTGTGGCCGAGTTCGCGATCCTTCTTGCACGAACTGACGACGATGCAGGGGTTCATTCGTCGTCAACCTGCCGATGCTTCAACTCGAAAACCCCGGCTTCCCACATCTCTCGAATTGTGGCAACTGTTTCGGGGGGGGGAATCTCGAAGCTAAGCTCGCAACTCATCCCCAACTCGATGGTCATCGTGCCCGACTTGTCTATCAGGTAGTATTCATAGTGTCCGGTCATATCCCCTCCGTGAAATTCAAACTCTTCTTGATCGCCGGGATGCGCGACATGTACGCCTCGTCCTGCTCCGTCCACTGCCCGGTGAGTTCTTTTCTCTGCTCTTGGCGCAGCCAGTCGGAGTTCCAGTTGTGGATTCCGAGCACCCGCTGGAAGTACGAGTTGTAATTTGTCCAAAGGTGGTTCGTGATGTTTGAATTGTGAAGCGAAACTCCGCCGCGCATCGAGCAGTGGTCGTAGCGGCTGTCGTGGTATCCGACGACGCCGTACTTTCGCATCACGCCGCCTACCATGATGTCCTCGGACTTAGCGCCGCCAGTTCCCGCGTATACCAGCTTGCGCATGAAGTCGGCGCTCATCCAGTAGCCCGATCCGCCGCACGGATAGCCTTCCCACACGTTATGGAAGTAGACATTCCCGACGACCTGCTGGGACTGCACAGCGCCGTGCTTGAACTCTTCCACGAGCCGGGGAATCGAAATGTACGTGTCCCTGAACGCCTGAAAGATGAAGTCGAAGCCGTTATCCAAGGCGAACTGGCAGTTCCAGATGGTTTTGTCCGGCAGGTGGTTCCAGTCGTCAGTGATAGTCGTAAAAACCTCGTGACGATCCGATGACACTGGGTTGATAGCCGTGGTTGAGAGGCCGCCGACGTGGATGATGTAGGGGATCGGGTTGTAGTGACCATCGACAAAACTGTTGAGGGTGTAGTCCCACTTGTCGGCGACATTTCCCCAAGTCTCGGCGATGACCTTGTGATCGCCGTTGCGCATGTCGTCCTGACAGCTTGAAATAGCAATTAAGAATCGGCTCATGCTGCACCGAGATAGTGGCGTATCCATGCCCAGCGCAGCCAAAACCACCCGTGAACGCGCTCAAGCAACGTCGGCGGAGTGGTTTCGCATTCCAACCGCTCGCCCATCCTCAGTGCCCGGAAGCAAGCTGCCTCGAAACTGAGATAGACTTTGCGTCCCGCCAAGTCTCGCGTGAAATATCTGTACATACCCATCACGCCGCCTCCTTTTGCTTCGCGGCTGCGACGGCAGGGAAAGCCTCGAAGATGTGGTCTACCAATCTCCGTGTCGCCTTGAAGCCGAGATGATCGAACGCGGGCTGGATGTCGCTGACGAGAATCTTGGCATCGCCGGGACGGGGATCGGTGTACTTCACGTCCACGCCGAGCAGCTTGGCGACATCATTCATCGAGGTCTGCACGCCCGTGGCGATGTCGAACGTGCATCCGCTGACCTTTGACTCGGCAGCGAGCAGGAACGCTTCCGCTACATCGTCGGCGTGGACGAAGTCGCGAGACTGGGTGCCGTCTCCGGTGATCGTGAAGTGTCCGTCGCGCTCATAGCTGATGTCGAGGCCCGCGAACGCGCAGGGCTGGTATTCCGTCCGCGACTGACCGCTGCCGTAGATGTTGCTCGGGCGCAGGCCCATGACGCTCAGACCCTTCTCGGCGAACACCTCGACCGCGACTTCGCACAGGTGCTTCGTTCGCCTGTAGATCGTGTCCACGTCCGAAAGGCAAATATTGCTGCTGCAAACGGCGACGCGGGGAACCTTGGCGGCGAGGGCGACGGTGAGGACGTTGACCGTGCCGAACACGTTCACCGCGACGGCTCGCTTGGCGAAGTCGCGGCAGTTGAGGTTCCTGCCGTAGGCGGCGAGATGCAGGATCGCGTCGGGCTTGACATCCTCGACGACCCGAGCGAGCGCGGCGAAGTCCGTGATGTCCACGTAGTAATGGAGACCGCCGATATAGATGCCGACACTGGCTCCGCACGTAGGCTCGCAGTTGTCGATCACGAAAACTTCGTGCCCGGCCGCTTTCGCCGCAGCGGCGGCGTGCCGACCGAGAAAACCGAGACCGCCTGTGATGAGATATTTGCTCACGACTTCACCCCGAAACGCTCGTTGAGCTTGTCGGCGATCTTGCAGGCTGCCGCGAAGTCCGACAGGAATGCTCCGGCTCCTTCCGGCTTGTTCCCGGTGACCGAAGACACGATCTCCAGCACTTCTTCCCACGTGATCGGCGGGATAGCAGGAAATAAATCAAAATCCGTATGCCAAGGCGGCAACACTTTTTCCTCGGTTACGACCGCATACTCCCTGCCCGCGTGCTCGGCGCTGACCTTGATGATGCCCTCAGCGTTGGGGTACGCCCTCACACTCGTCCCATCAGGATTTTTGATTTCGATGTAACTCACCTTACTCATTGCTGTTTCTCCTTTTTCGATTTCGGACGACCGCGCTTCTTAGAGCCGGGCTTCGGCGGCTTTCCGCCATTGCAGGCTGGGCAAGTCAAGACGACATGCGGATGCTTGGGGCAGTTCATACGCCCCAATCCCGCTTGAGCTTCGCATGGCAACGCTCACAGAACTCGTAGTCGTTGACGCCAGCGCCCTGCTCCGCGTAGAAGTGGCAGCGGTCGCACAGGTTTTCCCTGAGCCATCGTTCCCACGCCTGCTGTCTCTTTTGTTTCGTGTCCACACTGAGGGGTGAAAAGCTGCTTTTTTCACTAACTAGCGATCCGGGGAAATTTCGATGTTTGCGCCCCGCGCTCTATGAGTGCAGAGGGCACCAATGACATCGGAAACCTTAGAAGCGGTAAAAACCGTAACGTGGATTGTCGGCAAGCTGCTTGCCTGCATCGAGGCGATCATCAGGATCGCGAAGCCGATTCGCCGCCTATGGGACGCGCTGCGGGGCAAGAAGCGCAGGTCGGAGGGCAGGCATCCCCGCAAGACTCGACGCCGCAAAGCTCGCAGCCGCCATCGCAACCGGAGTGGGTCGCCTTGAACTTGCGATGCGCCGCATCGAGCGGGTATAGAGTTGTGGGACGAAATGCGGGGCACGGGCGGTATGTCTACGCTCGACACGTCGAAAGGAGAACTGAGAATGAAACGCTATTTGACGAGCGGCGCGGAACAGCGGGTTTTCCGCTGTCGTGGTCGCTCGCCTCTTCGTTCCAGAGCACGACGGCTGTATTTCTAGGGACGCTTGCATTGACTGCGAGGATTACTTTTCCCCGATATACCTCAGCGGAGACGGGAACGGACCGGGAGCATACGATCCGCTTCCCCCGGAAAATTTGCCGGAGGCTTATCGCCTTGCGCATTGGGTAAAAGAACGCTTTTCCATTTTGGACTATCCGCCGGGCTTAGGCGTGTTCGTCTATGACAGGCGTGGCGGAGACTGGTGTCTATGAGCGGCGAAGGTTGACATTCAGTTCGAGGAACCCGTTCAACGCTTCCCGCGTTCTTAGGGCTATCCCGTGTCGGCGCAAACTTGCCGAAAAAGGTACACGGTTCTACAATCGCCGCATGAAAAAAGAACCGAAATCCACTCGCAGCGTGGCGCGAGACGCATTGCCTCCCGAACTTACGGCCGCCCTTGTAGCTGGTGCAGGAACCGCCGCATCCATAGCTGTGAAAGAAACGTATAAAGTCGTTAAGAAGACGATAACCAACAAGAAGAAAGCTAAATCCGAGAATCCCAAAATCATCCTGACCGATGATGATTAAGGGCGCTTGCTTAGGATTCCTGTAGCGGTCTCGTCAGCATCCGCTCTACGGATGTACGCCGTCTGCTTAAGTCAGTCGGCGTTTCGACCTTTACGCTGCTGCCGCTGCTGCGGCTTTCGCCTTGGGCTTGAGCCTGAGTTCGACGCTCTCGCCCTTGGCGACGACGGGTCTGACCCTGAACGAAAGCAGCCACACGCCCTGCTTCTCGTCCACGGGGATGAGGTTGACGCCGTGCTTCCTGACGTTCAGAACCTCATACTCCCTCTGCACGAGGTTGCTGTGCAGCCCTTGGGCGCTGAAAATCATGCCCTCGCGGATGACGACGGCTTTCGTCTTCATCCGCTGAACTGACTTCAGTCCCGCCTTGTCCCGCATCACGGAGTAGAACCACCGCTCCGGGTGCTTCGACTCCGGGTTCGCCCACTTCGACCACGACAGCTTGTCGGCGCACCCGTTGACGGTTTTGCCTTCGGCGAGCGCCTGCCAGACGGGTTCGAGAACTGATCGAAGCTCCTCCGTCTGAGCACGTCTCCGTTCGTTGTAGTGCTTGCTTGACTGCGTGATGGTGCTGTACAGCTTTTTCGCGGCTTCGCCCTGTTCGTCGAGCCGCTTGTTGGTAGCCATTGGCTTCTCCCTTTCGGGCGGCGGCTACCTAGCAACAATTTCGTCGCCAGAGCCTATTCCGCCAATCATAGGATACACCGGAGCTTCGGAAAAGGTCCAAGTGACTTTAAGCGGCCCGGTTTGATCGGGTTGCGGGGAGGATTCAGACGGCGGTGAAAGCGGACTAATCGGTCGAGCGTCGGCGCGGAGTTTCCCCGGCGTCGCAGGACGGGCAATGCAACGCGCCCAAGTAGAACGGATCGTCCGGCGTCTCGGCGTAGACCAGCTTGGCGTCCGGGTGCAGACCGCAGTAGACGCGGCAATCCCCGCGCTCGCCGTTCGAGAATGCCTCCCTGACGCAAAGGTGCGGGGCCGGCTTCCACTCGCCTGCTGGGATCGTCTTGGGGGTCATCAGTCGTACCACCTTCGGGTGCATTCCTTGTAGAAGGCGCAGTCCTCTTTGTCGGCGTGATAGTAGCCGTCGTTATGTATCGACCTGAGTATCCTGTCGCCGATGTCAATCGACCGCAGGCACATCAAGCATGTGCTTTCGTACCGCGCCCGGAACGGGCGTTTAACCTTGTCGCTCATTTTCTCTCCTGTTGATCCCCGCCGCGCCAAAACCCGGCGCGGCGTCGGCTTCGCCGAACATCCCTGTTACCGAACCGCCTCTCTAGGCTGTGCGTAATGAAGAAAGAGTTCGGGAAACCGAACCAAAAACCGTCCACGCTCTTCACTTCTTCTTTCATTTCACACATCCGTAGAGCTAAAGAAATCTTGTTAAGATGCCAAAGGACTTACGCGACGCTCTTCATGAAAAAGTTCGTGCAATTCCGCTTGGAATTATTTTTTACGCCGCGACCAATAATTCCCCCCACGCTCTTCATGAAGAGCGTCAAGGGGATTGGAAAATTAGGGGATTGTTTTTTGCCCGTCATAGCTCCCCGTCAGGCATGGTTTTTTCGCTCATGGAAGAGAACTGTTTCGCCCTCGCCGCGAGCACCGGATTGCTCGGCGAATCGTCCCATTGGTACATCGCCGCGCCGCCGCGCCCGGACTTGGGACCGGGCTTCTTCCTGACGATCCCCTTCGCGACCGCGTCTTGGATATGCCGCCATGCCGTGAGTTCTCCTATCTGAAATGCCCTCGCCATGTCGAGCACCGTCCACCAGTCGGCTTGACCCTCAAACCATACGATCTCGCCCACGGCTGCGCTGACTTCCAAATCGACATCGGCGACCTCGGCGAGCTTGCCGTCCTTGAACCCCAGCGTGAATTTCTCGGCCGGGGCGTTGCGAAGCAACGCGAACAGAAGACGCAAGCCTTTGATGTCGTCGCCCTCGGGGAACTGGAGCACCACCACGGTCTCGCTCAGCCTCGCCCACGCCTGAGACCCCAGCAGGTTGTCGCGCTTTGCGCTGTATCCCTGCTTTATCTTGAGCTTTGGCGAGCCGAGCGTCCCTATGACAGCGATGTTGAAATGCTTGGCCACGCGGTCGAGCGCCACCATGAACTCGGTGATGCACTTGATTTCCCCCACCTCGCTCACCAGCATGTCCACGCCCTCGACCACGATCACCTCGGGCATAGCGCCCTGAGACTGGAGCTTTTCAAGCCACCGGATGATCTGCTGCACCGCGCCGATGTCCCACGCCAGCTTCATGCGCCCGAACGGAATGGCCTTGAGCGGCAGCCCCATGCGCTGCATTGTGGTTTCGTGCGCAGCCTCGCCCCGGTCAACCGCCGCCACGGCGAACTTCCGCCTGAACGTTGTGTGCCCAAGGAACATCTCGCCTTCCTTCTGGGCGAGAAGCATTTGATATAGGAACGTGGTCTTGCTCGCGCCTGATGGCGCTCCGACCAGCGACACTTCGCCAAGCGGGAACCATCCGTCTATCTCGCCTTGGAGCGGTCCCATGACATACGGTCGCGGCTTTGTTCTCGGCACCGCAGGAGTTTTGAATATCAACCCAAGGTCATCCTTGAGCTTTTCCTTCTCGGCTTCGGCCGCGATGTAAAGCGCGGAGTCCGTGTGGTCGCCGCAACGGTTCTCGCCGATCACAGCCTTGAACGTGCCCGCGCCGCACGGCTTTCCGTCCGGCATGACGAAGTCGCACGGCGCGACTTTGCCGGGCTTGTACTTCGATGCGTCCAGTCCTTTCTTTCGCGGGGATGGTGAGGGCTGCTTGAGCGCGGCATCTACCCGCTCAAAGTCAAGCTCGTCGTCTAACAGTCGTTCTAATTCTGAATTGCTCATATTCGTCTCTTTTTGCTCGTCCTAGTGCGGAGGGTTAGCCGCAGGGTTGAGAGAAGTTTGGGCTAGGCGGACGAACGAAACCTAGCCCTCTCTCTTGAATCTCGGTTTCCCGATCTTCAACCCTACCTAGCATCAGGTAGTTCTTTTTCTTCGATCCTGCCGCAGGGTTTTCGCTCCCATGCCCGCTTCGGCATCTGCAACTCGTCCCTCCAGCGGTACGCCGTCCCACGGTTCAGCCGCATCATCCTGCGGGCCTCGTCCACGCTCAGCCCGCCCCGGAGCAGGCACGCGAACCTGTGCTTCCTCTCGATCTGCCGTTTCTGCGCCTCCCTCGTCGGTCTTCCCTTTTTCATGCCTCGCTCCCTACATATAAGGTTGAAAGTCTCTTTCCTGATACTGCCGGGTCGCCAATTAGTCCCTTTTCTCCGCTACCGAGCCCTTATGTAGAGCCTGACCGCAGGCGGCTTGGCGGGACGGGGAGACATCCTCGAAAACCTTCTAGCCGTCCGGTGGCTCCCGTCCAAGAACCGGGACCTGCGGTCAGGCTCAAAACTAGAGGAGGTTCCGATGGAACGACCGAAATGCGAGATACCGGACTGCGAGCGCCCGGCGACAGAGATGGTGGGCTTGCTTCACGACTTCAGGTACAGGTTGACTTGCCGGAACCACAAGAGCCACTGGTACGACAAGGGAGGCTTCGGCTGCTGGTTCGCGAAGCTCGAAGGCTATATAGAGGACAAGTCGATTGAAGAACACTTCCGCGACAACCAAGCCCGAGCGGCGACACGCGGCGAATGAGCAGGTTCGCATAAGGCGGGGAAACCCAACCGGACAATTTGCGAGGGGCGGCTGTATACTACAGGCGCAAGACCAGCGTCAGGCGACAAAATTCGGACAAGGGGAACGGATGAAAAAGATGACCGCCAAGGATATAATGTCCGAGAGACCCCGTAGCTCAGTCGGATCAGAGCGCCGTCCTTCTAAGTCGGAGGTCGTGGGTTCGAGTCCCACCGGGGTCGCCACACCGCCTCATTACCGACGGCCTATTGGTTTGGTTGACAGTCTTCCGTATTCTCCCTCCATGGCGGCTCCCAAGCGAAAGCGAGGAAAAATGCTTGAGGAGTCAGTGTCTTTCAAGGAGCAGTCGGAGAAGTGGATCAAGTGGGCTACGACGCGCAGCAGGAAGCCGATTTTGCTAACGTCGATTCCCACAATTCGGTGCGCTCTCGACAAATACATCCTGCCGGAGATCGGCGAACTGCCGCTGTCGAAAATCCACAACGGCACGTGCAGACCGATTGTCGAGAGGATGAAGGAAGCAGGGCTGTCGTCGAGTTCGATGAACGGCTACATGAACATCGTCAAGGCTGTGATGAAAAGCGTCATCGACCCGGAGACAGGCGAGCCGAAGTATAACCGCAAATGGAACTCGACGTTCCTCGATTTGCCCGTCGTCGAGTACACGAAGCAGCCATGCCTGACGGCGGATCAGGTGGAGTCCATGTTGGAGGATGCGAAGTACGAGTGGGAACGCGTGCTCTATATTCTGCTCGCGTCGAGCGGTCTCAGAATTTCCGAGGCGCTCGGCTTGGAGTGGAAGCACGTGGTCAACAACGGTCGCACGCTGGTCGTCGAGCAGAAGGTGAACCGCTTCGGCAAGATCGAGCGCAAGCTCAAGACGAAAAGCGGCAAGCGCGAAGTCGATCTTCACCCGGTCGTTGCGAAGGAGCTTCTCGCGTTCCGGCACGAGCAGAACGGTCTGCTGTTCTCGACGCGCGAAGGCACTCCGCATCTCGGCAACAACCTTGAGCGCCGCAGGCTGCGGGAGCACGCCAAGGGTTCGTGGCACCAGTTCCGCAGATTCAGGAATACGCACCTGCGGAAGAACGGCTGCCTCGAAGACCTTCGACTTTTTTGGCTCGGCCACAAGCCGACCGAAATGGGCGAAGTCTACTCGAAGCTCAAGGACGACCTGCCGACCCGGCTGGAATGGGCGGAGAAGGTAGGACTTGGGTTCAAGCTGGTTCAGCGGGACCCGCGCACGATCAGGCGGATCGGCAAGCCGCGCGGTCGGACGTGGAAGCCGGGACAGGTAGTAGAAGCAAAGGCGAAGCGGATCGCCCTTCGGGAAGACTGA